GCCAGATTTACCAGCAGCATGAGGGACTTTGAGTTTTAAGTATCCATCGTAAATGTTTTTAAGAGTAGTACTTCTAACTGAGCCAGCAGATACATCAGTTAATAAAAGCAAGTCATCGTCACTGGCGTTCTGTCCTCTATCATTAATTTTGCTAACTTGACTAATATCGAGTGTAAGCTTGTTGGACTTTAGTGCAAGACCACAACCTTTCTCAAGTTGCAAGCTGACCCCTTCTTCATCTACTGAGATACCTGCAGCAGCTTTAACTTGCAGATCACCTCTTACATTGTGTAAGCCGTTTGAAAGTTGTAAATCATAAGCACCGATAAGACCATCAAACTTATCTGTGGGGATATCAAACATCTTTGCGGCCGAGCCGGCAACTACATTTGCGTTAACGGTTTTGACATTTAATTTACCTTCGACATAAGTCAGGTCGTAACTTGTTTTAGCATCGCCATCTGCATCATAAATCAAAATACCATTTTTTGTTTTTCCTGCAACACTACGCACACCAACATCTTTTAAGGTAGCGCAGGGACTCTGTGCGTCGGTATCCCAAAAGACGCTTGCGCTAACAGTGTTTTTAAATACTTTCACTCCGCCAATCTCCTGATCAGCGTGTTGATCAACAGAGCCATCGACTGTGCCCTTAAGAATATTATATGCCATTTAAAATCCTCTCATCCATAAATAGATTGATTAAGTGTTTTGTCTTGTATAATGTATGCACCAAAATTACTGAAGTGTTCTGGGAAATAAATCATTTCATGTTTCTCAACTATTTCTTTAACTATAATTTTCATTTTATATGAATTACCAGTTATAATTTTTAAAGGTGTTTCATTTTTTAGTATAAATTCTTCGACTAAACTTGAAGCTTCACGGTGTGTTGTTCCGTGTAAATCTAATACGTTCATATATTTAAGTAGTACAAAAAAAAGGATGCCCCCCGTAAAGGAGACATCCAAGTATCCAACTGACGTTGGAAATTTGATTACACGATACCCCAGCTACCTGTAACAAGGTAAACCAAGCTAACTGCAGCGTGTGGCGATTCAAGGAGAATCGCTGTTTCGCCATCGATAGTTTGAGAGTTGTGTGCAGTAGAGACTGTAACATCACCGGTTTGACCACGCTTGATGACAACAATATCACCAGTACTTGGGTTATTCGGAAGTGTGAAACTACCACCAGCAGAACCGGTAGTGAAGTTGTAACCTTCAGAAAGTGCAGTACCAGAAGACATTTGTGTGCTTTGACCAGCTTGTGTCGAAAGAACGCCGTTGGAGGCCGCGAGACCAGCACCAGCCATTGCCGAAACAAGGTCAGCAATGCTTTCTTTTCTAGAGCCGTTACTGTCGTCAGCATCAATAATAGCAATGCTATCGTTAGCGACGCTAACAGAAGCAGCACTTAACTCGTTAAGATCAACAGCCATAACTGCCGAAGCAGCGGACAGACCATTACCAGCGAAAAGAGTTGCGATGTCATCGATAGACTCTTTCTTAGTGCTGTTGTCGGTAGAATCGACAATAGCAATAAAGTCACCAGCAGCGATATCAACAGCGCTTAACTCGTTAAGGTCAAGAGCCATGACTGCAGAAGCAGCGGAAAGACCGTTACCAGCGAAAAGAGTTGCGAGATCATCAACAGTTTCCTTGTGAGTGCCATTATCAGTCGAGTCAACGAATGCTAAGAAGTCGCCGGAAGCGATTTGCTCAGCAACAAGCTCGTTGAGATCAACAGCAAGAGCCGTACCAGCACCACCGGAAAGACCAACACCAGCGACCGAAGCGTTAAGGTGAGTAGCGGTAATACCAGCAGCCTTGACATTCAAGGACGACTTGCCAGCAGCTTCAATTGTGCTTTCATCAGCAACAACGTGAATTGCAGAAATCGAGTCTGCACCACCAACAAAGTCTAACGCATCACCGGTAATAGAACCAGTAATCGAAACCTTATCAGAAGCGATGTGAACAGCGCCAGAAACTGCAACCGAGAGAGTTGAGTTGGAGCGGCTAAGACCAGAACCATCTAACAACGCTGCGAGGTCGGCAGTAGAGCCTTTGGATGCAGCACCAGTAGCACCACCATCAAGGAAGATTAAGTGGTCACCGTTAGCAATAGTAGCCGCGGCAGCTTCGGTAAGATCAACATCAACTTGATCAGCTTGAACATCAATAAGAGCACCAGCGCCAACTTGAAGGTTACCAGAACCATCTTGAGTTAAACCACCCGCAGCAACTGCTGGGGCAAGTTTTGCACCGGTAACACCATCGTCTTTAAGACGAATTGAAGAACGACCAGCAGCTTCAATTGTGCTTTCATCAGCAACAACGTGAATTGTAGAAATCGAATCTACGCCACCAGCAAAGTCTAATGCATCTCCAGTGATTGAACCGGAAAGCGAAACTTTATCGGAAGCAATGTGGACAGCACCAGAAACGGCGACAGAAAGAGTCGAGTTAGAACGACTAAGACCTGAACCGTCTAACAAGGCAGCAAGATCAGCAGTCGAACCCTTGGATGCAGCACCAGTAGCACCACCATCAAGGAAGATGAAATGGTCGCCGTCAGCGAGAGTAGCTGCTGCAGCTTCAGTAAGATCAACATCAACAACATTCGCTTGAACGTCGATAAGTGAACCAGCACCAACTGCGAGTGCATTACCAGCACCACCAGTAAGACCATCACCAGCTACAGAAGCATTAAGTTTAGCTTCGGTAATACCGGCATCTTTAACGCGAAGCGCATCAGAATCGGTTTCAATTGTAGAATCATCAACCTGTACAGCAAGTTGATTAGAAGAAGCGGCGAGACCATCACCAGCGATGTCAGCAGCGAATGCGCCAACAGTCTCTTTCTTCATTAATCCGTCAGTAGCGTCAAAATAGAAAAGTGAGTCATTAGCGACATCGACTGCAGCTTGTGCGACACCAAGAAGTGAAACAGTACCACCTGCAGAAAAGTTACTCGAACCAGAAATAACACCATTGTCTTCGACTTTAGCTTGAGTATTACCAGCTATGTCTTTAACAACTATGTCACCTTCTTGATCCAAGTTACCGGACAGAATAGCCTGTCCGAATTGAAATTTATAAGCCATATTTAAAAACCCTCCATTAAAATGTTTTTATACATAAGAGCTTGAGCAGATATACCAATCCAGATTTGATCCAGATCACTAACCTGCTCGTTATTAAATAGTGCGTACTACATGGTATTAAATCTATGTAATAAAGTATTTATTGGTTCCGTTACAATAAAGCTGGATTGATGCAAAGGGTGATTCCAAAATTACTTGATTTTGACCGTCGATTGTCTGTGATCCAGACGAAGCAATTGTTACATTATTATTGTTGGCCGTTCCAGCTTCATCCTTAACAACGTAAGTCTGTCCACTTAATAAGCTTGCTGCATCTGGCAGCCTTATTGCTAGTACACCATTAGTTGTGTCGGTACCAATATAATAATCCGTAGTTGAAGCAGTAATCGTTGTGCTCACACTTCTTCTGTTAAATTTTAATCCGCCACCAATTTGCAAAACATTATTTTGAAATATAAGGCTTGTCGAACCAGTAATATCTCCATCTACACCATCGTGAAACTGAACGGAGAAGGGGGGTGATGCGGCAACAATATTATCAAAGTTAATGTTAGTAAGTTTACTGCCATCTCCGTGAAATGCAGAAGCAGAAATATTTATACTAGCACTAATATCACCAATAACACTTAATGTAGTTCCATCAAACTTTAAATTACTCTCACATGTTAGTGTGTTTGCATCACCACCGACATTAGTAATAATAGAATTATTTGTTGCGTTTGAGACGCGAGGGACGTTGATTACTTCTGCTGCGTCCGAAGTGCTTAGACTGCCAGAAATAATCGGCACAATGATGCTGCCATTAATATCTTGGCGAGGCATCATCTTGTTTGGCTGAGCAACCGTACCTGATAAATTGTTGTATGCCATTTGTTAGCCTCTCTTATTAATTAGAAGACAAACCAGTTGGCTCCATTAGAATATAAACTAATCGCAGGATTTGATCCTGTGAGAACATAATTTGTTGCGCCATCAATTGTATATGTAGCAGCGGATGATGCGCTTAATCTTATGTCTGTTCCGTTAAGGTGTCCTACTTCATCTTTAACTAACAAGATTGCTCCAGTGCCGTATGTTGATGGAGCAGGAATTTCTATCTTAACACTGCCAGTGGAACGGACACCAATAATATAACTAGGACTACTAGCCGTATGAATTGCTGTTAAGCTGCTTGTTGGCAAAACAGTTTCGTACATTACATTGAAGCCACGTACATGAGTTTTTTGGCTTATTGCGCTGGAGCTTAAAACATTGACTCCTGCAGCATTCTTAACAATTAAGCTGCCGATTCTAGAGTGTGTATCGTCGTTGGAGTTACCAAAAAATGTTGAACCTGTTGTATCAATAATTGTAATGTTTTCATATTGAAAAACACTAGCGCTAACAGCACCAGTAACAACCAAGTTTCCTGACAGTACAAGAGTGCTTGGAGAGTGTCCGCCACCCTCTGAACCAGTGTAGTATAAAAGTTTAGATGAGCCGCTTGGGGAATTTGCCCCTGTGAGGAATACCACTGAGTTAACAGGACCGGGAATAGTTAACCCGGCGCTACTACTACAATCAATATATGCCCAACCAAAACTTGACACTAAAAAACTCCTTAGAACGTGCTACACGCAGCACGCACGGTTCCGGGGGCATCGCCTGAAACAAATGCCACCCTATCAACACCCGCTATATCGAAAATATAGTGTATAGCTTCTCCGCCGCTTCCAGTGGTGGCTACTGCGGCAGTGTGTGTCGCATTTCCTAATGGTAAAAACAATTGTGCCCATTCTCCAAAAGCGTAATTATATGCATAAATTGCAACAGATTTACTATTATTTGTTTTTACAAGAACATGTAGGAATCTTTGATTTTCTGTTGAATAACCATTCTGTCCCTCAGTACCATCATTTAAATTATTGTTAAGATCGGATTCAGCGGTTACCGCTACTGTAGTTGCTCCCTGTTTTGTTGTCGGAAGGTGTTCTACTAAATGTTTTGGTCTTCTTGTGCGACCCCAACTTGTTGCTTTATAAACGGACATTATTTCTCCCTCTTTTATGTTTACAATAATAAATAGTCATCTATTTTTTCTCGTGCGTTTTTCTAACGCTCTTTGTTTTTTGAGTTCATCTCTCTTGCGTTTACGATCAGCTTTCTTTTTATCCAATCGTTTTTGATCAGAGGGCTTTGTGTAATAACGACCCTCTCTGACCTTTTCAACAATCTTTGCTTTCTTGGTCTTTTTAATAAACCTTCTGATCATTACTTCTTGATTACCTCTGCACTCTCTAAGAGTTACAGATACATTTGCTGGTTTCTTTTTTCTCATTATATCCTACTTCATTGAGTTCCAAATTTTACTTGAATGCTCCATAATCGAGCTTATATCCACTCCAGCGTCGTTTGGATCTCCAAGGTCTACTGACCCTGCTGGTGAGTCTGCGGGGGCAGGAGTGGTGCCCTCAAACAGATTAACACCATTGTACGCATCTTTTCCTAAAGCGTCCATTAATTTCTTTCGTTCTGAATTATAGTTTTTGCTTTTGGGTGGTGGTGCAGTTTGTTTAACTATCTTTTCTTCTTTGATAACTGGGGCAGTCTGCAAGCCTTTGGCTACCTCAGATACCACATTCGACAAAAGTCCTTCTTCCAAAAGGACTTCGTGTATGCACTCTTTTACAAGAGGCTTAATCATTTCTTTTAAATCACTCTTCTTCACTTAAAACCTCGTTTAAAAGCCGATTGATTTTATCAGCCTTTGTGAAAACATCATTGTTAAATTCTTTAGCTTCTCGCATCATAAATGCACCCGGAGTGGAAGGTTCAGAAACCATATCGAAACAAATCAATTGAAAATCGTCTTCTACTATCGTGCGACCACCCGCTTCTTTTACAGAACCCATACCTCTAGAAGATACTCCAACAGTAGCCCCACCATTGACTAATTCTTTAAGAATTTTACCAGATGGTGTTTCTAAAACCTTAATCTTACCCATAACTTTGTTTTCTTCCATCCACACAGATGTAACCATGTGAGAGCAGTTTTTTAAGTTAATTACAGAATCGTCAGGGTGATCAAGCTCGCCAAGGGCTCTGCGTTCTTTTACAACTTTTTTATAATTTTCAACTTCGCGAACTAAGGTTTTGTGTGGGTAAATTCTACCATTTCCATTTTGAGTTTCAGACATCTGCATAATGCCGGAAAGAATCATTCCGCCCTCAGATACAAATCTCTTTTCGTCTTCAGTGAGAAGATCTTGACATACGCCGCCTTCACATAATGCATAATATTCTCTAAGTAATTTCTTTGACATTGTTTTACTCCGCGGCCGCGGGGGCAGGTGTACCAGTGGTTGTTGCAGTAGCTGTGGCTTGTTGCTGATCTTGTGCCATTAACTGCTTATCTGTTTGGCTTGCCATGCTAGTGTTTGCAGAGCGCAAGGCTTGTAAAGCTTTCTTAATTGGTTTCAGCATTGGATCTTGAGGATCAATTTGTAATTTTAAAATATCTTTTTCAATACCTTGAAGTATACCTGTTACTTTTTTAGCATAAGATTGCAAAACAGAAGTAGCTTGTTTAGCTTTTCTAACTCTCATTAATTCGGCGCCGGCGCCCTTAGCACCAAGTTTTGATAAAGCTGCACCAGCAAGACCAGAACCAATTCCTTTAGTTTGAGCTTTAAGACGGTCTAAAATATTTTCATCAATAGTGCCGTCTTCGACCATAGATTGAATTTCTTCAGCAATGATTGATTTTAATTCTTTTTCAGTAATATTCATAGCTAAGACCCTTTACAGCAGCGTCTCACTGGCTGAAGCATCCACTTGTTTGTCCAAGTGACAAGAGTCTGGGTTTGATTGTTTGTGTTCATGTTTAATTCCTTCATCTCCAAAAATCATATTTAAAACATATGATGTTCCTGACGATAACCAACCTAAGATCAAAAAATTAGCCACAGTTACGTCAAAATTAAATAGTTCTGTAAACGGAGAAAGTAACATTAAAAACCAGCCTACATGGAATCCCATACACATTGGACATCTGAATAGTTCTCCAAGTCTACCTTCGGTTGGTCTTATGTCTTTAAAAATCTTTCCGTAAACAATAATTTGTGTTAGCCCGTAGGCACACAGTATAAATGTTAATAGTTCCATTAATTCCTCAAATAGTATACATGTAGTTTAGTGCGTAGGGATCTTTCACATACGTATGTCGAAGTGAGCCCTTCTCGGTTTCTTGTGGAACTTCGCCAAGTTCAGTAGAGTCTTCCTTGTCAGGATGTACTAATTCTTTTTCAGACTTGGCGATAATCGCTTCAGTATTTTCAAAGTATGGTCTTTCTTCATCGATAAATTGAGAAATATTAATTAATGCAAGTTTTGCACCGTTGACATCTGGATTAGTGGATTCAAGAATTTGACCCTCTAGTGCGCCAAAGTATGAGCCAGCTTGAATACTTTCAGCTTTAATAATACCTTTTTTCATTAATACAGTCATTAATCTATTTTGCGCTCCATATACTAAATCTGATAATGTTTCTTTAGGAAATGCCACTACTTTGTTGGCTGATGGGGATAAGACAATATCAATGTCACCATGATCAAAAATCATAACATCGCCATTAAGCGCCTGACGAGCATTAAGTTCAAGTCTAACTTTCTTTTCATTAGCTTTTTTACCAACACGAATAACGACGGGCATTTTAGTTAAGTTCCTTTACGAGTTCTTGCACTTTTAAAACAGTAAGCAACATACTTGTATCAGCCTCGCCTTTTGAAAGAGATTCTAATTTTTCTATAATTGTATTTGTTTTACTAATCATTTCATCATCAGCAGAAACATCTTCACTGTCTTTGGAATTGACAAGCTCGGTTTTCAAGCGTGTTAATTCTTCATTCAAAAACATTTTAAATTCTAGCGCATTATCAACAAAAGAACTAATATACAAGCTTAGTAATTGCTTTTGCTCCTCTAACAGCACACTATCATACTTGCTGTTAAACTTCTTAACAAATTCTTCGACAACTAAATTATCAACATCAAAGTCACTTGTTGTGTCTGCAGAAGCAATCATCTGTTTAAGAACAGCTTGCTCTAAAATTATAGAATCTTTTGGGCTGCTCATAGAATTGAACATTTTGTGAATATTGGCAAGAGATTTATAGTTTGGAACAAAGTTGTTGAATACTGCAGGCTCAAGCTCTTTATTAACATCTTTAATTAAATCAGTCTGGCTTATGAATAAACCATGTGGATCTAATACCCGATGCCCCAATTTAGCTTCTCTTACAATCTTTTCACAAATTTCTTTATCCAGTCCTTGAGATTCATAAAGAGATTGATAACACTGTAAATCTTTATAAAGTATGGAATCAGGTGCAAAATGTTTTTTAATCAATTTAACAACGGTATTTTTTCTATCGTGGTCACCTTGTAAAATCGCAGACGTTCCTTCTCTAATCAACGCCTCGTAAACAAAAGCAGTATTTCTTTTTTTGTTATATTTAGTTTTCATCATTTTGCTCCGTTATGATTTCTTTTTTATCTTCTAAACTTTTAATTAAATGATCTAATGATTCGTTTACTTGAAAAAGTTTTTGTTCTTCATTAGTCTCTTTCAATTTATAAATAGGTTCTTCCTCTTCATAAATACCTTTTGCTATACTCGGAATTGGTGACGTGGCATCT